TCACGCATTGAGGCAGGCCAGCTAATAGCATCTAGTAGGGCGTTAATTCTTGCACCGCTAAGCTGACCCGCTGGGGTGCCAGCCACGGTACTAATCTGTGCATTTTGAGCAAGTCTAAAAGCATCTACTGCCTGTATTGTGCTATAAACAACGTCATTAGCATTTTTAGGCGTAGTGGTTGTATAGCTAGTAATAAAGCCTGAAAAGATAGGGTAAGTAATTGCGCCGTATGTAGCCGTAATCTGTACTTTACGCATAGGCGTTAATAAGTTGTAATACGGGCTGGCTGGGTTTTGTGGGTTAAAATCGCCGTTTTGGTCAACGATACGCAACGACAAAGTACCCGTTTGGAATTGGTCAGCCTGGGCGTTACGGCCTCTAATAGTTTGGATGCTGTCCACTACGTTAGATACGTCCACGATTACGCTAGCGCTGTCAGCTAATACATTAGTGCCTAATATGCCGCTATCTAAAATCATAGCCTGAGCAAAACTAGGGCCAGTACTAAAGTTAATAACAGCGTTAATTACTGGCACGGTCACGCTGGCAACGCTCCCGCGTAGGTAGTTAGGTAACCACGCCGTGCTATCTCATTGAGAGCATTTTGCACGGCATCTACGATTATATTCTCATCACCAATTACGCCTGCAGTTACGTTAATTACGTTATTAGTGTAGTTGCGGTCTGCATTTTGAGTAGGGTTAAAGTCTCTACCTGCTACTAGCACATTAAGGCTAAGGTCAGCGACAGCTGTAGTTAGGTTAGGAGCAGTAGCGCTAATTGGAGAAGGCATAAAAGCTTGTGGGCTAGTTTTGACACCGCCCAAAGAGTTTAATATAAGTTGGGCTTGAGCCAGGTTTTCCAGGTTAATTAAATCTTTAGGTTTAAGACTATTTAAGATGTTACTTATACTTAATAATGTTGCATCTTGCTTTTGCAAAGTGCCTAATATTGCTAAATCTTTGTTTAGTTTAGCTGTAGCCTTTTCTATAGCTGCAGTATCCTTTGCGGCTATGGCATCTTCTAAGGCATTTATATCTTGCTTTACCCTAAGGCGCTGTATGTCATTGGCAATAGCTAATACCTGTGAGCCAGTAGTAGCCTTGCCTAAAGCCTCAGCTTGTCCTATAAGCGCTGCATTAAGTTGAATAGCTTCAATATCAAAAACATTGGCGCCTTTGTTCAAAGCTAATTGAGCTGCAGCTATTGCCTTATCTAGCTTTTCTTGCTCTTTTTTAGTTTTAAGTTGAGCCGCGGCGCTATTGGCAGCTGCCTTTTCCGCTGCAGCTCGTTTCTTAGCTGATTCTGCAGCTATCTTTGCAGCTGCTACTGCCTTAGCGCGCTCAGCTGGGCTCTGTTGACCGTAACCCGTTTTAACCTCAGGTGATTTAAATAACGTATTACCTATTTTACCTATGATTGCAACAGCGGCCGCTATACCTAATAGCCAGGGTGACCAAGCTGCCATAATGGCAATACCGGCACCCACCAACACCGGCGTAGCAATTTTCACATTTGTGGTTAATTTTGAGACACCGTTAACTGTTGTTGATATACCACTAGCTAATTTTTCAACACTTGCTGAAGCGCCGGCAATACCTTTGCCACCTGAGAAAGAGGCTAAAAGGTTAATAAGGCTCTTTCCAATAGTCTCTTTAGTGTCAGCTAATTCAACATTTAATAATGATAATTGGCCTGAGAATCCGCGCAAAGATGCTTGACCAGCTCCTTGAAAAGTTGCCGTAATTTTGTCCTGTATTTCAGCAAAAGACATAGCTGCTATCTCAGCTTGTGTTAATCCTAAGTTAAGTTGTTTGATGCCTTTAAAATTACCTACATAAGCCTGAGAAAGAATATCTACAGTACTAGCGTAATCAAGGCCTGCGCCTGCGCTGGCATCAAAAGCCAGGTTTAATAATTCTTGTGTTTTAGCAACCGAGCCGGTTACTTGCGCTAGTTGAGAATAAGCCGGCCTTAAAAAATCATCGAGAATGCCGGTCTGTTTTTGCATATTGCTTATAAATTGCTCAGCCGGTACTGAAGCATAAGCTAAACCAACATTTTTAAGATTATTAGCAAGAATGGCCTGAGCTTTAGAATCATCTAGAGCAGCTTTACTAGCGGCTTTACCATAAGCAGTAATAGCTGCAACACTAAAGGCAATACCTAAACTACGGCCAAGTGATTTTACATTTTTGTTAAGTTTGGCCGTTGCCGTTTCTGCCTGTTTAAATCCTTTGGCATCAAACTTAGAGCCTATGTTAATATCGGGAAAAGCCATTATGCCGCGCTCCTTAATCTATTGCCCTTAGCGCGTTGTTCAAATTGCAAGGTAGTTTTATCTATAGCTTTCATAGCTGCACCCTCAGCAACTCCACGATTTTTAGCCCAGGCTTTAAATATCAAACGACCACTACCTTTAAGGCTAGGGGTCAAATCTCCTAAATTATTTATAAACTGAGCTCCTGCACCTTTCCAGTTTGAGCGGCTTACTTTTTTACTAGCACCGCCTGCTTTTGGCCCAACCCACGGCTGAGGGCCAATAAGGCCGGCAGTTTCATAGATAGCACCGGCAGCGGATTGGTTAATAATTCTTGCCATAGATGTAAAGCCATTACGGTTAGCTTTACTTGGTGTGGTTTTGTACACAATACCTTTTTGAATAGTTGCCGTATCAAAAAATGGAAAACGAGCCTCACTAAAAGAGCGCGGCTGCCAGCCTTGCATAACATCACTATTAGACGGTACAAAGCCTCTAGCCTGAGTAACTACAGGCTTTAAAGCGGCAGCTAACTCAGTCTTTAACTGTTTATCTAAATCGGGTGCAAAACGTTTTAAAGCTTTTCGCAAGTCGCTATACCCTCTTAGCTCTACGCTGGGCATTTTGCACCTCCTTATTTTTATCGTTAATAACCTTGAGCATATTTTTAAACATATACGCATCAAGGTCTAGTAAATACTGGGGCGGGATTCCTGTCTCAACGGCTAGTTGTGCGACCAAATAACCAAAGGAACCCCGACCCACTATTGCGAAGGGTCATCATCCAATACCTCAACCTTAGCTAAGGTGTCTAAAAACAACGCTCCAAAAACAGGCACTTCGACTCCAGCCGTTTTAAGACATTCCCAGGCCAAATAATATACATCTGTCTGGCGCTCTAAATCTCTAAAAACTTTGTGGAACCCTGCCTTTGCATATATCTCAAAAGCCCATTCAATTTTTGGCGTTATCTGATGTTCAGATACCGTACCGTCTGTTCTTGTTATTTTGAGTTTTGCCATTTTGTTAGCCCCTTTTCTTTATTCTTATGGTGCGGTTGTAATTACGATTGGTGAGTTACAGGTAAAGGTGAGGCTCTGCATACTTTCTTCAGAGACAGCACCGTTAATATCGGTAGTGTTGTTTACCAAAACTGTAGTGCTGTATAAAGGGTTGGTGGTTGACACTACGGCGCTTGTTTGCTTTAGCGTTAGTGGCACGGTTGTACCCCAGGCAGCTTGCAAAGTCGCACGTACTGAACCTGCACCTGAAGCTAAATCGTCGTTTAGAAAATCTAGCGTGATTGTGCTCGCCTCTAAGCCTTTTACAAACTTATGAGCTGTATCGCCCATCGCTGTAACTTCTAGCTCGTCAAATGTTCTTGAAATACTTGCGCTTGTTACGTGGTCACTCAATACTACCGAGTTAAGAGTAGCCACTACGCCGTTTGATAAGAAAATTGCCATTGGGGCTATTCCTCTACTTTCTGTGTTGTTGTTTCTTTTGGTTGGGTTTCTTTAATCTCTTTTGGCAGGTCTTGGCCAATTTTGATTAAAAACGCTTTTTCTTCATCTGTTAGTGCCATTTTATCTCCTATGCCCAGCTCGTTAGTATGCTTATTTGTAAATCTGCCGTTAGATAGTCACCTGCGGCAACGGTTAGTACGCTAGGAGCGCTTACGCTAGTAACATTAAATACGATTGCGCTATTAGCTAGTTTGGTAAAGACGGCTACTATTGTGTCCTCTATGCCAATAAGGTTTGAGGCATTATCAAACATAGGCACGCTCATAATAATTTTAAAATTAGCCAGGGGTGCAATATTTAATTTTGAGTTATTGCTTGGCGTGAGATATGGGTCTGCCGGTGAAATTACTACAGCGCTACTTTGCATAGTAGCTGGCGGGTAATTAAATACCGTCCACACGCCAGGATTAGCCAGCGCTGCGGCAATAGTGCTACGTAAGGTAGTTATAGCCGCTGGCATTAGCCGACCATCGCATTAGGGCTAAGATATGGGGCCAGTAACCCGCGTACGGATGCCATTAAAGTATTACTCATCTTAAACGGGCTAGGGCTGTATCCATCTACGCTAGTGCCGCCGTTTTGTGTGCTAAATCGGCTAGTCCAAATATTCTCAGCTAGCATTAAAGCGGCTGCGTTAATAGCTGGGGTATTGGCGTAAGTAGCAGTCTTTGTATCATCACCTGTAGCTGTGCCATATGGCAATACACGCCTAAAGTTTTGATTAGATGCAGTCTTAGCATATTGGACAAAGCTATAACCCTGTGGAAATTGCCAATAGTTAAGCTGCATATTAAATGCAGGCAAAAGATTAGCCGTACCTGTGCTAAAAGGAATCGTGCCTGTGATTGTATAAGTACCGTTAAAAGTTGAACCTGCCCCGGCAACCGTAACGGACTCGCCAACAGTAAAGATGCCTGGGTTAGCCACCATCACCGTAGCGACATTACTAACCAAAGCTGTACCTACTACTGGCGCATTATCAAACCACAAAAAGCCGTTAATTAAATCTTGTGCGGCTTGGCACGTATCCTCTATCCAGGTATAAGAATCATAAAGAGTACCGACACCCAAAGATGCCTTTAATGTCGCAGCGGTTACATAAGTAGCTGGCATTTTTATACTCCTTACTTACTTAGGTTTGGTAGGTCTCAAAGGGCTAAGAGACCTACCAAACTATTAGTGGGTTTTTATTATGTGAGGTTAAAGCGGCGGATACCTCCGGCGATATTAACCATAGTGGCCATATAACCGTAGATAGCGATTTGTACCTGAAGATTAGATACAACGTTAACTGACATATAAGCAGTTGGTGACTCAAAAACTGTAAACGCTTCAGGCGCAATAATAAACGCTGACTCGTCAATAGTTGTTGACACAACGTTACGGTCAACATATAGGTCTAAGCCCATTACGTTGCCCTTAGCAGATGTAGTTGTTGCGTTGCCGCCGTTATTCATCGGATTTGCGGCTGAGTAAATTGGTCTCCCCGTTGAATCTGTCGCTCCAAGTAATAGTGACCATTGGCTAGAACCTGCTAGGTAATTCTTAGCGAAGTAGCTAGAACTTGTGTAAGCAAGTGGTGCCTCTGTTGAGATGTATGAAATGATGCCAGCTGATGTAGCAGCTACAGCTGTAGCTTGTGTACCACCTGCTGTTAGAGCTGCAATTACTGCAGCATCGGTTACCTTGAGATAGTTATTTGTCAACTCGTTAGTAATCGCATCATAAAATCCTGGGTCAGAGCGCTCAAGTAATTCTATACTTAGCGTTTGCATTCCGGAATACTTGGAAATTGTTGAAGTCAAATATTCTGAGACAGCATCGGTATTTTGTACCGCTCCGCCTTCAGCTTCGACTGTCACCGCTGGGTAAGTTGTAAACTTAGGCCGATTGATAGTCATACCAGAGGCCGGAACGGTTTGGCGGTCAACGCACTCAAAAGCTGGACGGCCAAAGTTACCTTGTGTGGATACGATTGACTGTAGATACTGAGTAGGGTTAAAACCTAAACCTGCAGACGAGAAATCATCCGCTGCAGTTACGTATAGGCGTGATTCTTCATCGCCTAGTGATGCTTTTACTTTACGTGCTGTGTACGCGCCCATAGACGTAATATCGTGGCGTACTCTCTGTGAGTTTAATGCACTTGGCATAATGATTTGACGAGCTGCCTCTACTGTAGGTGCAGCCTGCTCTGCGGCAACTGGTGCCTCAGGTGCGTTTGATTCGGGGGCTGTAGTCACAGCGGCCTCGCTTTCTGTTTCGGTTTCGGTTTCGGTTGTTGTTGAGTTTATTACTGTGTTAGTTGTTGTAACTTTGGTACTTGTTGACATAGCGGCATCAAGTGGCATTTCGCCAGCTTGAGCAGCAATACTTTGCACGGCGGCTGAGGTAAAGGCTGCGGATTCAACCAAAGATACCTCACGTAAAATTGCCGCCGTCACCAAGAGGTAGTTATCTTTTGGCTCTGAGGCGGTTACTTCAACCCCAACGGATAGGCCATCCATTAACGACTCTTGGGCTAGCAAAATTGCATCATTACCGCGTGAGCTAGAGCTAATCTTAAAACTTGCATATAAACCATCGCTTGCGCTGTTGATAGTTTTCATACGGCCTACAGGTTTTGTATTATCGTGAGACATTAAAAGTTTAATTTTGTCAGGGTTTGCAGCGCTAATTGAATTAGGCGCAAAAACAACGCGCCCTGCACTTGTGTTCCCAACTTCGCCATAAGGTGCAATTTTGCCGGCGATAATGCGGCGCTCGCCACTATCTACAGCCTGTACTACTCCACTAAACGTTAATATCATTAGTGCCAGTCCTTCCATTAAGGCCCATTGGGCTTAGTTGTTCCATACTTTGAGCTTGTTGTAAATCTATTAAACCTAGATTAAGCATTTTTTCTATTGCATCTAAACGAGCTGCAGTATCAGCGCGTAAGAATGTTTCATCTAAAGCAAATCGCACTACGTTACCGTGTGCAGTAATATCATCCATAGATAAACGGTTTTCAATAGCGCTAATAAACGGCTGTAAAGAATATGCGACAAACTCTTTTCTACCATCTAGAATATTTTGGTAAGTCATTGAATTATTCATATCCGCGCTTATGTAATATGCGGGTACGTTCATTAAACGCGCTACCTGTGTAGCTAAGTATTGGCTAGCCTCGTTGTACATCATATCTTTAGGACTAAAGCCAATATTTTGTACGTCCAAAGTGCTAGTGAGGTAGGCCGTTGACCTGCTGCTACGCGCGGCCTTCCAAGCGGCTAAGATTCCGCTAACTTGTGCCTCAGGTAAATCTGCACCGCTATTTTTAATTACGCTAGTAGCCATCGGTGTAGCAGCTGCAACACTTGCTGCCTTTTCAATATCTATAGCAGCTTGAATTGTACGAGCGCCTGTTTCTAATACGCCAGGTAATAAAGATTGAAAAGTAACAAGTGAACCAATACCCGACATAGGGCAGCGGGCTCCATTAACGCTGTAATATTTTACAGCCTCGCCTGTTTCATCTGTTGTAACTGTTACGCGAGTATTAGCTACCCACTCAAAACCGCTAGGGCGGCCATCGTCTGCATACAAAGATGTAACACGCCAATAAGCAACGCCGTAAAATAATAATGAATCAACTGTGTACGCAATAGTTACGCTGCGTGGCTGGCGCATATCAGGTTGGTCTAACCAAAGTGGAGACTCAAGCTTCACCCCCGTAGATTTCTTGTATAACTCTAAATCAATACTTGAGATTACGCCGGCAATTAAATTACGGCATCTACCTACCGCGGGTACCTGGAGTGCAGTAAATCTATCCATAAACGGCGCACCGTTGCCGCTTGCATAAAGTCCACCATAGGTATAAACACCTACGCCGTAACCTTGCGACATAACGGCAGGGGCTAACTGGGCTGTAACATCTTTTTTAGAAATGCCTAAAGTTTGTAATATACCCATAGGGCGAATTGTAGGTTATCCACAGGCAAAACGCTTACTTAACCTTCGGCGTGTCTAGATGTACACCTTAGGCTGAGATATTGGCTTATCAAGATGCAAGGCCAGCATACACATACCAATTACGGATGCCACAGAACCGCTAGATTTTTTACGCACCACTCGCCAGGCTGAATCGTTGCTTTTAGCTGCTACTGAGTCCATAGCTATGTTAAGAGCCGGCTGGTCACCGTGTACCACTCTGCGGTTATCTATCGCATCCTTGAAAACGGAGCAAGCATTATAAAACTGGGTGCCGCTGCAGTCCTCCACTTTAACGCCAGCATTATGGAGCCTGTCGGCAATATGCTGGCCTGTAAACTTGTCAAAGAGTACAAGCTTGGGCAGCCAATCATCACAGTATTGCTTTATGTCAGCTGCTATTTTTAATTGGTCAATAGCTCGGTCAGATTCCCACGTTTTAACAAGGCTAAGGCCTATGCGCCCATCGGGCAGTACAGCGCCAGCTACAAGTGATGCGTGGCGGCCTGCGTGTGGCTCAATGTCAAAGGCAAACATTGTGTACATACCTGGCGCCATAACGAGAGACGTATCCGCACACTCCTCCCAGCTGTTTGGTGTCCACGGGCTGGTGTCGGTGCCAACCCATTTGCATAAGGTCTCAGTCATTACAGCTGCGTGGGTTGAGGTTGCAATAATCTCCTCTATAGCATCCTCTGTAATCAAAGTACCTAAAGATGGATTAGCCATCGCCCAGTTAGCTCTATCCCATATGTCACAATTATCCGGGGCGCTGTATTCATAATAACCAACCGATTTAGGCGGTTTATTAAGCGAGCGCTCGCGCATCTCATTTAAAACGTGGCTCTCTTTATGGCCGGCGTTGCTAGTGTAAAAGCGCTGGCTATTAGGACGTGTGAGCGTAGTTGACTTTACGGCATCTAGGGCCTCTACTCCGCACTCGCGTAACTCATCAACCCAAACGCAATCGGCGGATAATCCGCGCGCGGAGTCAGTCGTTGCCGCGACTACTTTTACCTCAGCCCCATTTTCTAGGATTATGCGCTCATTACCATTAGTGCGCTTATAAGCTTTGTCTATATTGCCACCTTTGACCTGAGCTAACAGGTGTGGCGTACGCTCAATGATGCCTGCCATTATCTCTAACGACTTAGAGGCCATCTGTCGCTGGGAGGACATTATTAAGATATTACGCTCCCCAAAGCAAAATAGCCCAGCTAATACGCGCATACGCATCATATGAGACTTTCCGGACTGCCTGGCACAAACAAATAATGCAGACTTTTTTATAAACATATTTTCTTCATCTACGGCACACATATCTGTAAGTATTAGTTTTTGCCAGTCGAGCAAAGGTTGGCCAATGGATTCAGCTAGCGCAACTATCTCATCTATGCGTGATTTTGTATTCAGCCAGGGCGTGTTAAGCCGTGGATGAGTTGCCCCTCGTAGCTCTTGTTTAACTTCAGTTAGCAATCGTTTAGCCTGCCTGAATATGGCGGGTCATTGGGCCTATGTGAACCGTCTCGGTCATTTTTGGGGAAAAAGAGGACGAAAAGACAGGGGGGGTAGCGCTCTTGGCTAAAAAAGCCGCTTGTGACCTATTACCACGTGAGCTATTACAGCGCTTGCAAGCAGCTACAAGGTTATCAGGGTTATAAGCCTCAGACTTATCATCGCTCTTAGATACTGGCACAATATGGTCAACGGTATCTGCCTCAGCATTACAGTAAAAGCAAATGTGGTTATCTCTAGCTAGTACGGTTAACCTGACTGCCTTGTACTTACGCTGAGAGCGTGGGTCACCACGTTTAGTACTCATTAGTAATGCCCTATCCTTTTATGTCTATCTAACGCCTTACAAGTATCACCCTTATAAATCTTATGATGATGAATATACTTTAAGCCTAAGTCTATCTGTTTATAAGGATTAGTCTCAGTCATATTAAGTAGCTGTGGTATTCCATACGCACTACTCTTAGGGTTATTGGCTTTAGGATTCCATCTACTCTCTAGATTCCATAGAGTAACTAAGCATCTGTATTGCTTATCATTGAGTAGCTTCATATGAGCATATAGTTTATAGCTCTCTATGTTTGGGTTGTATCCATATGCTGGCGTAATCCCCATTACACATAGGACGGCCGTAAGCACCAAACTCCGCCTGCGAGCTACCCGCCTCAGCGGCTCGCCAGCGAGTGTTGATGCTAGCGTACGTGTCAAATAGGGCGCAACTTTGAGCGTAGAGTCGGGCGTGTTTACACAGCTATTGCTACCTGTGCATAACTCCTGTGGATAACTATTAAGCATCTTTGCCCCATCCAGTACCCTTAAATATGGCACCTACTGGGTTATAAACACGGCGCATATCAAAGCCACAGCACATAGGTATATTCACATCGTGTATGGAGCGCTGCACCTCAAAGCGTATTGAGCAGCTAATACATTCATACTCATACATCGGCATAAGTAACCAATAGGCAAACGCTCATTTTGCTACATTTAATACATTGTAGGACTTTTACGTTAGGTGGCAGGTTATCTGTCACTATGCGCTCTATTTGGTCTGTTATCTTCTTACAACTGCGACACTCAAAACGTATTGACTCACTCATAGCTGCACCGCCTCTGAGATAGGCAAAAGGGCCACGGTCTTATCAACCTGGCCCCTATCGTCAAACTCTGTTTTAGCAGGCAGTTTTTTAACCGTCCAGGTTACTTTAGTTTTCTTTAGATTAAACGCATATATGCCTTTTGGCGTGGCGTTAACGTAAAACGGCGTAAAGCCTAAGCGCTCAGCCTCTTGTGTCAAAGCATCGTACTTATCACGCTCTAGGATTAGCTCGTCATAATGCGTATGCCTACATTTAAGCTCTATATGTAGCCTGTAGATAGTGCTAGTACAATCGTGGTTATCAAATTGGTCAGCGCTCTTTTCTAAGTCACTTAGGTACCAACCTTTGATGTAATTAAACAGTTCTTGCTCGTTTTCTATCATCGGCAACCCTTACAAAACCATATAATGTTTTCAAAGCTGTTTTTTTGATAGCCAAACTTATCTAGCTGTGTAATCATCGCGCATTTATCGCATTGTTCAACCTTGTATTCACCGGCCAGCTCACCGCCTATAAATAGTTTGCCTGTCATTTCCTGTAGGTTAATTAGCTCGTATTGCTCGCTCATACCTGTGGCGCCCATCCTGTAGATGTCTGCATATACCAAACTGGCTCGCATTGTGTGGCTTTGCTCTTTTCAATACAGCTGTAATTGCCCCACTCTTTGCCTGTCTTAGCGCTAGTGCCAGTACGCCATACGCGGGCGCCGTGTTTACACTCAGGCTTACCTTGCAGATAAATACCACCCAACTCATTTTTAACAGCCTCTATGGTCTGTGCCACAGGTGTAATAGCCCATAAATCCTCGCTGGCTGGCGCTACATCCTTAGCGCTTAGCGCCTCTACCTTTTCCATATCTTGCTTTGTACTGCGAGCAATACCGCCAGGTGTAAGTAGGCCTATAACTCTTCCATAACAGCTTGTAATCGCGTTTTCTACCCAAAAATGGAGGTTTACGCCTCTATCGCTACGCATCTCAAAGGCATAATCTACAGCGCTTGGCTTTTCATCCTCGTAGTTTTTGTAAGCTTCACCCTTTACTAAAATATAACCTTTTGTTATATCTATATCCTCAATATATGCCACTAGTCTTAGGCTGGGGTACTCACTACGCGCTCTGATAATTCTGGCGTTGACATCCTCGTATCCTTCAAGAAAATTACTCATCGCTTAGCCTCAGCTTCTTTTAGCGCCTTAGCGATATTACGGCCACGTAAGTAACCTTCACCCAGGCCTACTTTGTAGCCCATCTCATAAGCTGCATAAATAAATAAGCCCATAAATAAGCAAACCATACCTACTACCATTAAGTCTAAACTATTCATCTTTCGCCCTTTGTTAAGGCCGATGAGCTACCTATCCGGGTAGCCCTCCCGGCGTGTGTAGTTAAAGTATGAACCTACCCACCGACAAAAGGCAACGCGACACGCCCTACTTAGATAATCTGTCCTCTAGCAACATCTCGTAAATCTTATCTACGCGTAACTCAATACGCTCAACACGCCCTACTAGGTTATGCCCGCCGTTGTTATCGGGCTTTAACTCAGCCAGGTAATACTTAACAAGATGGCGCACAAGCCCAGCCATAAGGCCCCCTAGCGTGGCTATCCCCAAAGCCATAGCTACATATGCCTGAGCTTGTGACATCCTACTTAGCCCCTACGCCTAATTGCTTTTCATTAGGTGCAATAGCTTTAAGTAATGGCCCAATAAGCCCAGCTAGAAAAGCATTAGCTAGTACTTTAGGGTCTGAAATCCCGCTGAGGTACAGCGCACCTACGCACGATAGAGCCGCACGTAAGTAGGACAAGGCCGCGGCCTTAAATTGCTCTTTCATTTATTAGCTCGATTCTGCCCTTAGTTGATTTGTTTAAGTACGCCCACAGTATTAGTACCTGAGGCCGTAACGCCATAAAGGCCTTCGTGGTCACCTACCAAAAGCTGCATTTTATCGCCATTATCTAGCTTGTAGCCGTTGCTCGTTGTTACTCCACTATCGCCTAAATAAACAATGCCACCGCCTGAGTTATGTAGCCATACGGTTTGGTCAAAGCCTGTTGAGGCTACTAATACTGTAGCTGTAGTGCCTACGCTTACCTGTGCGCTAGTTGGCATTTTCTAATCCTAACTTAGTAATTAAAGCCGTGACCTTTTCAGGGCTTAGTGCTATCTCAAAGTGCATTTCATCTTTTCTAGCCCAATCCCCGCCCCACACTAGGCCGTACTTTTTAGCTAAAGCTTTAATCATTGGTACCTTAGCCGCATCAAAAGTACCTACCTTGCCTAAAGGATGCTTACTCGCATTAAGGTCTATAGCTGTGCCGCTACTGTGATTACTTAACTTGCCTGGCACACCTCTTACGTCTCTGTAGCAGTAGCCCCAATCATCTAGCGCCCCGCCCTCTAACGGCTCTATTAGCTCGTTAAACTCTTTAGCAAAGTTTATGAGCAACGGCGCTACCTTTTCAGCGCAGCGCAGTTTGAGGCTTGTGCCCTCTACCTTGTAGGCTTTTATGCCTATGTCAGCCTGCTCCTTAGATGCTGGCCAGCCGTTGTAGCTAGTCTGCATCCTTAGTAACTTTCTTAGTCAAATGTTCCATTATGAAAGCAGTAACTTTGCTTCATCAGCAGTAATGCCTAATCTGGCTAATAACGCTGCTTTGTCGGCTTCTGCCTTAGCATCTTGGTCGGCTTTCCACGCATCATATTGTGCAAAACCAGCCTCAAATTGTGCCTTAGTAATTGGCTCGCACTCTAGGAATTGTATTCCTTCGTAGTCATCGCCTATAGCGTAGTAGCCACCATTAGGAATCAAAAAGCCCAATACTTGTGATGTCGTTGCCATTATGCACCTATCTCTAAAAGAATAATTGAAGATGTTTGACCGCTATATTGCGAAATAATTTGCATAGAATTAGCAGTACTAAAAGGTCTAGCCTGTACTAAATAAGTAGTTGCAGATGTAGTTGCTGGCGCATCTAATACTGAGAAATTATGATTAAGTCTTAATTGAGTACTTGCTGCACCTGGCACGTAATAGCCCATATTGTCAGTTGTATTAACTCCACCCGCAATAGTTGTTGAACCTCTAACTAATTGGATTCCATTAGCAGTTTCAACGCCGTTTACACTTGCTTGCCACGCTTGGTAAGTTAAAACAAGGATTTTGCTAGTACTTAGAGTTGGCGTGATTGTTGCAGTTAAACCAGTCGTAGTATAAGCAGCCGTAGCGTGTGTAACCGCGGATGATGTAGTTGCGCTAACAACCTGCAAAACTTTGCCGCCACCTGATGGCGTAGCCCATTTCAAGCCTGTTGAGGCGGTACTATCCGCCTGCAAGACTTGGCCGTTTGTGCCGACTGCTAGGCGGGCTGGGGTGTCAGCTGCGGTTGCAGTAATTAAATCGCCCTTAGCATCTACTATCGCATTTTGTATAGCGTTGCTATCGTCAAAACCAACCCAGGCTGAACCTGAATAAGTCAACACCGCATCGGTGTCTTTAAGATAACAGCATTGGCCCTCTTGGGGTGAAGTGATAGCTGCATCTCGCGCTGCCGCTGAGGCAAACACCAAAACGCCTTGCATTAGGTAGCCGTTTGTGTCAGCTGCCGTAAGTACCTCGCCAGTAGTAAAGGTCTTAAAACCTAATCCAGCTGCCATAGTCCTAGCTCCTTAATAACTTAATACGCCGCTGTCAAGCAAACCGTATAGGGATGAGTTTAGTATAAAGCCGTCAATAATTGGCTCTAAAGTGGTAAGTGTTGTTTTCCAACTGTTAGGCGTAATGCTTTGAGCTACGCCAAACACCTGTAAAGTTTTAGTAAGGGTTGAGCCCCCTGGTTGGTTAGTTGTAATAGTTACTGGGTCAAAGTAATCTAGGCCCAGGGCTGCAACCGTGCCAGCGGTGTAGTTATCTGTATAAAGGTCTAGCTGTATAGCATCGCATCTAATACTTGTCTCAGCCCTAGATGCTACGTATGCACGGGCATAGTCCAGGGCTACGGCATCGGTTTGCATTAGTAGGTTTTGTTGATTGTAACTATGCACAAAGTATTTATCTATACTGGCTTGGTTTATGGCCGTTTGAGCCGTGCCACCTGTACGGGTAATGCTGGCTGAATTGTAAACTAGCGTATCGTCAAGGCGCCAAACCGCATTAAAGTAACCAATACCTGTACCGTTATCGTTAAACACTACGGGCGTAGCCCCACTACTGCCAGCTGTAACGGCTCGGTCTTGAAAGACAAACGAGCCGGCTGCATCTACATACAAGGCGCCATACTCGCTAGTCTCTACGGTTTGCATAGCTGCAAGGCTTGTGCGAGCTGTGCCTGGGTCTGCCTGCATTGTGGTTAGGCCAGTATCTACGTCACGCATTGAGGCAGGCCAGCTAATAGCATCTAGTAGGGCGTTAATTCTTGCACCGCTAAGTTGACCCGCTGGGGTGCCAGCCACGGTACTAATCTGTGCATTTTGAGCAAGTCTAAAAGCATCTACTGCCTGTATTGTGCTATAAACAACGTCATTAGCATTTTTAGGCGTAGTGGTTGTATAGCTAG